GGAGACTTCATGGTAGTCATGCCACCAGTGCTCAGGGGAATAGCAAGATTGCTAGTACCTTTGCTTGCTTGGGCAATGCTTTCACGGGTGCTCTTGGTAGGCCGTACTGTGGTGGGCTGCGTACCAGGGGCAATGACGGGCATCGGGGGCGGAGCCGGAGGCGCAGGGGGACTCGGCATACTAGGTGCAAGGCACATGATTACGGATTGCGTTTTGACTTGATGTAGCGAATGACCATAAGGGCACCAGCCATTCTTCCTGATTCCCAAGAGGTCATCTCGTGGTCAGGATAGTTGTCTGGATACCTTTGGTCAAGATCCTCAATCAGAAGATCAAGATCCACACGTCCCCCCACCACGTCAGTGAGGGGAAGTTCGGTGGCATCAAAGTAAGCATCAACCATACTGGGGAAGATCAGTGTTACTGGCTTCAAAAAATGCAGGCATCCTTGCACGTTGCGTGTCAGAAAGGCCAGGAGCTTTGCCACGTTCGTACAGGGAATCAGACTGGCTAATCCAGAAGTCCTTGCTGAGGTACTTGTTAATGTGGTACCCGCTTAGACCATCCATCATCCATCCAACAGTAGCACGGCGTAATCGGTTAAGGCTTTGTGTTGACTTGAGGCCAAGTTCCGAACAGACCATGCTGTGGATGGCAACGTGGGTTTGCTCATCTCGGCTGATGTCTGCTGCTGTGGTTCGGACTCCGATGTCTCCGTTGAATCGGTAGAAGGGCAGTAGGACAAAGAAAACACTCCTTTCAAGAATAGCTGCCTTAAGGATCGGATGCTCCGGTGCCTCAAGCCAAGTCCTTAGGATGTGACTTCCTTCTGCTTCTGCCTTTGGATCAGAACCATGAGCAGCGACCACATAACGGAAGGCCTGATCGTGGCGCTCTTCATCTTGGATGTTGGACTGAAGGGCTTCAACAACACCAGCAGTCTTGGGAAGTTCCTTTTCAAGACCCTGCCGAAGGAAATCAGCGACAGGCAACTCCAGACTACGCAGAGCAAGAGCACGAAAGAAGGCATCATCGGAACCAGGAACTAGGTCACCTTTGCGAACGGCAACAGGCGTCCACTTACGCTTTCGAGAAACGACCTGATCATAGGGGGAAGGGGTTTGGGTCATTACTCGCCACAGGGAATACAACGATCATCAGACGGAGGTACTTCCTCAAGAGGATCCTCATCAAACTTAAAGAACTCATGGAACTCTTCATCAAGAGCACCCATTGCATCATCTTTTGCAAGCACATCAGGCATCACCTGAAGTGAGTAGTACAAAGATGTCTGCGGAGAAAGAAGCCACTTCTGAATGAACTCCTCATCGTAGGTGACGACATCACTCCAACTGTTGTAGGAGTAACCATGGAACAGCATGGTGCTGCGGAAGAGTGAGACTAGCCCATCCACCACCTTGTTGTAGTTGTCCCAGCCAACCTCAGCAGCAATCTCCATGTCAGGAGGGTAGTGGTAGGCATCAACACCAAAGGTGCCACTGTCACGATCCACGTTGCGAGAGATGGGTGGGGCGATCTCAGGAGCCGTTGTGTAGCCCCTCAGATCCACGTTGTTGTAGGAGCAGGAGGCAGTAGGAGCAATGGCAAAGGCACGGACCATACCAGCCTTGCGGGCGATGATAGCAGCCTTCTCAATGCCTAGTGCCATTTGGGACACCAAGCGGTAGGCAGTGCTACTAATTGGTTGATTGGTTCGGTACTGCTCCAGTGCATCACCAAACTGTTCGTAGGTGATGTGATGGTAGGCAAGGAAGTTGGCCAGACCCAACACCCCAAGACCAACCTGACGATCAAGTTCAGGTGTCAGATACTCACCAGTATCACCAACACCAGTCTTGCCGTGAAGAAGAACCAGGCTGGTCATGCCCTCCTCAAAGGCTTCTACGATGTTGTCCTTGGTGCAAGCACCCAGGTTCACATGTTGAAGCAGGCAGGTGCCACGGCTCTTCAGATACACCTCCAGACAGACGTTGCCAAAGATACGTTGACCATAGCTGTCGTAGCGGATCTTGTTCAGCCAGATGTCACCACGCTTGATACCTTCAATGGTGGCAGCAATCAGATCAGGCTTGGACTCGGTTAGGAAGTATTGGTCAACATCCAGACAACGCTTCACCCATGGCAGGTCAGCTCGGCTGGCATTGACAAATTCCAAGGCATCAGGATGATCGTAGTCCAGATGACATACCACAGCCCCATTCTTGTAGTGACCACCCCTACGAAGGGTCTCGTTGAGGGTGGAGTAAATCTTGGCAAAGGAGACTGGACCGGAAGCCGTCAGGCCCTTTCCATTCTCATCACCTTTGGGACGTAGCTTGCTGAGGTGAACAGCAACACCAGCACCATTGCGGAGGGCATGGGACACAAAGCGCCAGGAAGACTCAATCCCATCAAGGCCTTCCATGCTATCCTCCACCACGAAGACGGTACAGGATACTGGAAGACGACTGGTCGGATCATTGATCCAGTTCTGAACACGACCCGTGCGGGCAATAACATTGGGCGTTTTCATAATCAGAGGAGGTCCTCAAGGATGGGTGGTTCGTAGTTTGGCCCCTTCATGATCTTACCATCATCGCGGCGGAGGGGCTTTCCGTCAA